ATGATGCATTTCTCATAGATACACATCCGATGGAGAGGGAAGATATTTTAAAACTTTTACCGACCATTATGGAAAAGGGTGGGTTTCCCGTTCGAATTGATGAAGGAACCAGTTACAATAATTTGGTTCATTTAGGATAATTTATATATTTATAAGATATACAGAAACACAAATAAAATATGTATCCAGATTTTGAAGAAGCATTAGATGATTTATCAGTTAAGGTAGGAATTGTTGACTTAACAAAGGAATCTCATAAACAAATATTAGTAAAACTTTTAAGAGAAAGAAATATTGATTCTGCTCAACAACTCGTAGATAGAGCATCTGTTGTATTTAAGTATATAAAGGAATACACCTCAAAATCGAAACGAGTTATCAAAGAAGATGAAGTTGTAAAAGGTAAAGATTCCGGTAATGTTTACACCGTTAAAACATTTAATCCAGATAAACACGTTAAACCAACTCCTGCTGAAATAGAGAAAGCGAAAGCGAGTAATGGTGGTGAATTACCTACACAAGATACATCAACACCATCTCCAAAAGCAGATACACCACAAACTGCACCAAAAGCAGATATTGGTGTTAGTAGTGCTGAAAAGAACGCACAACAAAAATCAAAAAAACCAACTAAATCTTCGAAACCAAAATCTGAACCTGGAAAATTAACACCTCGTCAAGAAGAAATTACACAATCTTTAAACAAAGGAGATTTTTCAGAACTTGTTAAAGCATCAGATGAGGTAAATGCATTGAGAGATAAAGGTATTGCGGGAGCAGGTGGTTCGGTTGCATCATACGGTGAATCGGCATTGACACGTGCTGCAAATGATTTAAAAGGAGACGGGTATTCTAAATTTAAAGAAACTAATAAAGAAGCAATTGAAGTAGAAAAGAAAAATATTCTTGCAAACCCAAAAGCAAATGCTAGAAAAGTTAAAGCGATTTCAGAACAATTGGGAGTTTCAGCAGAAGAGGCAGTACAATATTTAGCAGAAAGAAAAGTATATGGTGATTTGGAGTTAGAAAGATTAAAAGCCAATCCTAACTCCCTTTGGTATAATAAAGGTACTAAAGGTTTTAATCAACCCGATGAAGCCAAAAAAGAAAAGGCGTTCAGAGACTGGGCTGATGCTGAATTTGATGGTGCACACGCTACTTTATACGAGATTGAAAATGGTAGTAATATTGATACATCACAACCGTATCATATAATTCAATCTAATCCAAAAGCTGGTGGAGCAGATGCATCAATTCGGACACACTTACAAGATAAATTGGAAGAAGCAAAAAAATCTGGAAATGCAGAAGATGTTGAACATTACGAAAGGGAAATCGTAGCATTTGATAAATTAGGATTCCATGATACTATGGCAATTGGTAAAGATAAAAATGGAAGAACTACTATCTTACACATTACAAATAAAAAACAAAATGATTTGAAAGATATGTGGGCAAATACAACTCCAGAATATATGTTAGCTAGTATCATAAAACAGTTTGGTCCAGAAGTATCCGAAGCAGTAGTAACTTTTGCAAAAGATGGCATTGATAAATGTGCAGATGGAAAACAGGCTACTAATAGAGCGTTTGCATCTATGAAAATTGATGAAAATTTTGTTAAAATTAGCGAAATCGAAGAAATGCAACCATATATGGATGCTTTAAAAGAACAACCAGAATTCAATAAATGGATGCAACAAAATAATGTAAAGCCTAAAAATAATATGGAATTATTACAAGCTGCTCAACAATATATGAAATCAGAGGAGGCAAGGGGTAAAAAAGTTTCTTATAAAAAATTTGGTAAAATTCTCACAAAAGTTGGTGAATTTGCACAAGAAACAAAAACGAAACAAAAATATCCTGATATAGATTTTAATTCAGAATCAATTGCGTTGGCAGTTAAAAATAAAAATGATGAAAAAGATTTAGTTGGAGCAGTGCATCGTGATATGGTAAATGAAATTTCTAAAGCTGATAGAGAAAAAGGATTTCCAGATAAGGATGGAAATAATGGTCCTCACACATCGGCATACATAGCAACTGCAATGCATTCAATGCACTTTGATTTAATGGTTGAAAACTTCGATAAAAATTTATCGGCAGTGACTGGTATCAGAGGAAGTAGACCTGAAGATTTTAGAGGATGTTTAGCGGAGTTAAGTGGATTTGAAGGAGATATTAACTCAAAAGAAGGAAGAGACCAATTGAATCAACATCTATTAAAGAAGTGTAAAATAAATGCAACTACTGGATATATTGAAATTACAAATCCAAATGGGAATGTTTCATTGGTAGAAGATAGCTGGAGAACTTCCGGTGAAAGTAAAAAAGTTGAGAAAAAATTAGGAGATGGATTGAGTCAATGTATTGCTTCTAAAGTGGATTCTAGGAAAAGTCGTAAATAAAATCACTTTTCGTTTGTAATTTTATATTTATCGGTAAAGTTAATAAAGCAAAGATAGATGAATACACAGTTATTATGTCTTTTTACCATAAAAGAAGAGTTAGATAAATCGTTAGAATTTGTTCTAAATCAGTATATACTTACAAACCCAAACGTATTTGTATTAGAAAATAAAATAAATGAGGGAGAACTATACATTACATTCAATGTTAAAAAAGGTTCTTCTGCAATACCATCCGATTGGAAAACAATTTTAGTTCATAGAAAAAAACAGTCAAATACAATATACACCATCAACGCACTCAATGAAGTAGTTAAATCAAAGACGGGTGGGATATTGGATAGTTCGTATATGATTGATTGGGATGAATTTAAAAATTGTATTATTACAACATCTTCAATTGGATATAAAAAAATTCCTACAAAAGTTTTTAAAAGTTTTAATACAGAGGAGTTGTAATTCTGATTTTTTTTTCATATATTAGTAGTATGAAAAGAAATAGATTCAAACCTATTCAAATTTACGTTCAAGACCCTGTAGATGTTTTCCAAACTTATAGAATGGAAATGTCTAAAGCAATTATTGATTCAATTTCATTTGGAATTCGAAACAATAAATCTCGCGTTGATTTTGCGCATGTAATAATCAAACATTCGATTGTTATTACACTTTCAATTGATAGTAAAGAATTCATAAATTTATTAGATGAAAACATCGAAACCCTCGTAGAATATGAGGAGTATGAAATGTGTGCTTTAGGAATCAAATTAAAAAATAAAATAAATAAAAAACTTTTAAAAAATAAGTTATGTTAGATACCAAAAAAGAACAATCCGCAGTCGAATATTGTGAAGAAACTTATCCAGAAATGACTTTTGAATTTAAAAATATTCTGGATGAAATGTATACTACTTTTTGTAAAAAACAAAGAAACTACGGACCGGGTAATATTTCAGTAGGTACATCACTTCAAACTAAAGAAGATGTTAAATTATCATTGAATGGCCTATGGTTCAGAAAGAACGATAAAATCAACAGATTAAAGCAATTGGTAGTATTAGGACATCCCGATGAAGTGTCTGAAACTATCGAAGATACCTACCAAGACCTAGCAGTTTACTCCGTAATTTCTCAATTAGTGAGTAGAGGAAAGTGGGCAAAATAAAACTTGGAAATGTAACAAATTTATTGTATATTTGTTACAAGAAAAGTAAAAAGGTTATATTTAGATATAAGGAAATCGCGATAAAACCTTCAAACTTAAAACAATTTATTAACACTTAAAACTTAAAAAGCAATGGACATTTCATTAGCACTCAAGAGATTTAGCTCTCTTCAAAACAACACAAAGAAGTCTGATTCCATTTGGAAGCCAGCAAACGGAAAATCTCAAATCCGTTTAGTACCTTACAAATTCAATAAGGATAATCCTTTCATTGAATTGTATTTTCACTACAATATTAACAACAAAACGTATCTATCTCCAATTTCATTTGGAAGACCTGACCCTATCGTAGAGTTTGCTGAAAAGCTAAAGCGTACAGGAGACACTGATGACTGGAAGGCCGGGAAAAAAATGGAACCAAAATTGAGAACATTCGCACCAGTTATCGTAAGAGGTAAAGAAAGTGAAGGAGTTAAATTTTGGGGATTTGGTAAAACAGTATATCAAGATATTTTAGGATATATTGCTGACCCTGATTATGGTGATATTACAGACCCACACACAGGACGTGATATTGTATTAGAAGTAGTATCAGCTGAAGAATCAAATGCAGCATACCCAACAACTACAATCAGAGTTAAACCTGCCGTATCTAAAATTTTGGATGACGCACAGGCAGTAACTGAATTATTGAACGCACAAAAAGAGATTACAGAACTATATTCTGAATTATCTTACGATGAATTGAAGGGTGTATTGGAAAATTGGTTAAACCCATCTGCTCCATCTAATGGTAGTGGAAACCCAATTAATGAGGAATTGGCATCGGCAAAAGTTCAACCTAAACAATCAACTGTATCTACTGATATGGGTGGTACTCAAGAAAGTGGTGGGTTACCTTGGGATGATGAAGAACCAAAGGCATCTACACAAAAAGCATCTCCTCTTAAAGAAGATGTAGCATCGGCATTCGATGATTTATTTAACAACTAAAATTAGTTATAAATGGCAAAAAGAGAAGAAGATTTAGCAAGTTTACTTGCCGATTCTCTAAACAAACAAAATAAGGATGGTAAGATTGCTTACTTTCTAACAGATGAGGGTGGTGATGCTCCTACCAATGTAAAGGATTGGGTATCTACCGGAAACGCTATGTTGGATGTTGCAATCTCAAACAGACCTTATGGTGGATTGCCAGTTGGTAGAATAACAGAAATAACGGGTTTAGAGCAGAGTGGAAAATCTCTGCTCTCTGCCCATTTATTAGCTGAAACACAACGTAAAGGTGGTGTTGCAGTTCTGATTGATACCGAAACCGCAGTTAGTAGAGAATTTTTAGAAGCAATTGGAGTAGATATCTCAAAACTCCTATATGTTTCAGTTGATACTGTTGAAGGTATTTTTGAAGCATGTGAAACAATTATTGAGCAAGTTCGTAAAGGTGATAAGGATAGATTGGTAACAATCGTTGTGGATTCAGTAGCAGCAGCATCAACACATAAGGAGTTAGAAGCCGATTATGGTAAAGATGGTTACGCAACCGATAAGGCAATTATTATCTCCAAAGCAATGAGAAAGATTACCAATATGATTGGTAGACAATCTATTGCATTAGTATTCACAAATCAATTAAGACAGAAGATGAACGCAATGTTCGGAGACCCGTGGACAACATCGGGTGGTAAAGCACTTGCATTCCACGCATCTGTTAGATTGAGATTGAAGAATATGGGGCAATTGAAACAAGGTGATAGAATCGTAGGTATCAAAGTTAGAACACAGGTTATTAAAAACCGAATGGGTCCTCCTTTGAGACACGCGGATTTCGATATCTTCTTTGATAGAGGTATTGATAATTTCGGAGGTTGGTTAGCAGTTATGAAAGATGCTAAACTTCTAAAGCAAGGTGGAGCATGGTATGAATACACTGATATTGATACAGGTGAAATTATGAAATTTCAATCAAAGGACTTCGCTAAATTATTAGAAAACGAAGAACTTAAAGACCAAATCTATCGTAGGATTTGTGAAGCAACAATTTTATTATACAAAGCAGCATCATCGGATGAAGTTGAAATAACAACGGACGAAGGAAATGAGTCAGATTAACAAAAAGTATTTAGATATACTAAAACAAATAGATAG